ATGAACTGGACTGGATGGATTATCCAACCATTGAACATGTTTATTCTGACGGCATCACAGAAGCAGATGCAGTATACCTCGCACAGAATGACGTACAGATTGTCGAAGAAGAACTTCTCCGTGCGCACCCTTGCGTAGAGGATTTGGACGCTGTACGTCAACTTGTACTTGTAGACATGGCATTTAATATGGGTGTGCCACGTCTTTGCAAGTTTAAACTTATGTGGAATGCTATCCACGAAGAAAAATATGACATAGCGTCAAAAGAAATGCTTGACAGCAGGTGGGCAAATCAGGTAAAATCACGTTCTACAAAGCTGGCAAACGCAATGCACAATGGTGAGTTTTAATGGCTAGACAACTAACAGAAAAGCAGCAGAAGTTTCTTGCTGTGCTTTTTGATGAAGCAAGTGGGGACATGGTTCTTGCCAAGAAGATGGCAGGGTACTCTGACGCTACGACAACAACAGAAATTATCAAAGGCTTGAAGGAAGAAATCCTTGAGGCTACCCAGATGTATATGGCACGTAATGCGCCGAAGGCTGCAATGGCTATGACTGGCGCACTGTACGATCCAACTGAACTTGGCATTCGTGATAAGATGTCTGCCGCCAAAGAACTGCTTGACCGTGTAGGTTTGGTGAAGACAGAGAAGATGCAGGTAGAAGCATCAGGCGGTGTTATGCTTATGCCACCTAAAGCTATTGTAGAGGAGGATGACTGATGTCAGATTACTATAATAAATTTAACAAGCGAGAACTCAAAAAAAGGATTAGGGGGGCTAGAGAAAACACAGACCGTAGCCCTGTAATAGAAGTGCAGCTTGGAAAAATGGAAGACAATTACAAAAAACGCTTTGGCAGTTTAGATTTTCGTAAGGGTGGCATGGTAGTATCTGCTACAGATAATCGTAAAGTAAAATGACACGCAGCATAGGCAAGTGGAAGCTACCACAGCCAACCGACATTAAAGAAGAAAACGAATGGGTGCAGATACCTCGTATTGCAAGAACTGTACCCTTCGGCTACAAACAGAGTGAAGAAGACCCCGACATTCTTGACCCTATCAAAGTTGAATTGGACCTGTTAGAGAAAGCACGTAAGTACGTCAATCAGTATTCCTATCGTGAAGTAGCGAATTGGTTGAGTGCAAACAGTGGCAGATACATCTCACACGTAGGATTAAGGAAACGGTTAGCTAATGAACGACAGCGTAAGGACCAAGCTAAAAGCCTCCGCAAGTGGGCAGAATATGCGGAAACGGCAATCGCCAAAGCGAAAGCAATCGAAGAAGCAAGAACCGGCGCAAAAGCCAACGGTTGAGATTGCAGAGGTTGAATACGAAGCATCTAGCATTGAAGAACATGCTAATGTTTTGTTCAAGCCAAACCCCGGCCCACAGACAGAGTTTCTTGCCGCATCGGAACGTGAAGTTCTTTACGGCGGTAGTGCAGGTGGTGGTAAGTCATACGCTATGCTTGCTGACCCACTACGTTACATGGGGCATCCGCAGTTTAGTGGACTACTGCTCCGACATACAACAGAGGAACTGCGAGAACTTATCTTTAAGTCGCAGGAGTTGTACCCAAAAATCTGGCCCGGTATCAAGTGGTCAGAACGGAAGATGCAGTGGACCGCGCCATCTGGCGCAAGATTGTGGATGTCCTACCTAGACAGGGATGAGGATGTCTTGCGTTATCAGGGTCTGGCATTTAGCTGGATAGGCTTTGACGAATTGACACAATGGGCCACACCATACGCATGGAATTATATGCGAAGTCGTCTACGGTCCACTGCACCTGACTTGCCTATCTTTATGAGGGCTACAACTAACCCCGGTGGTAGAGGGCATCACTGGGTTAAGAAAATGTTTATTGACCCTGCACCGTATAATAGGTCTTTTGATGCAACCGACAGTGAAACAGGAGAGGTACTCAAGTATCCCTCTGGACATAGCAAAGCAGGAAAATCTCTATTTAAGAGACGCTTTATCCCGGCAAGACTTTCTGATAACCCATACCTTGCGGACGCAGGTGACTACGAAGCGATGCTTCTCTCGCTTCCTGAGCAGCAAAGGCGTCAGCTTCTTGAAGGCGATTGGGACATCAAAGAAGGTGCAGCGTTTACTGAGTTTGACCGTAGGGTTCATGTTGTTGAACCTTTTCATCTCCCTAGCAACTGGGTCAAGTTTCGTGCATGTGACTATGGCTACGGCAGTTATTCTGGTGTTCTTTGGTTTGCAGTTGCGCCTGACGAGCAGCTTATCGTATATCGAGAACTATACGTCAGCAAAGTCCTCGCCACAGACTTGGCTGATATGATATTGGATTTAGAGGCCGAAGATGGGAACATTAAGTATGGTGTGCTGGATAGCAGTCTTTGGCATAAGCGTGGTGATACTGGACCGTCTCTTGCGGAACAGATGATTAATAAAGGATGTCGTTGGCGTCCGTCAGACCGCAGCAGAGGTAGCCGGGTGGCCGGTAAGAATGAAATACATCGTCGCCTACAGATAGATGAGTTTACAGAGGAACCTAGACTTGTATTCTTTAATAGCTGCACAAATGTCGTCAGTCAGTTACCGTCCATCCCCTTGGACAAGAAAAATCCAGAAGACGTTGACACAAAGTCTGAAGACCATTTGTACGACGCACTCCGGTACGGCATTATGTCCAGACCCCGGTTCTCTGTTTTCGACTACGACCCGCATGGCCGACCATCGACAGGAATGCCAGTAGCTGATTCTACGTTTGGATACTAAAGGAAAAACACATGGCCGAAGATGAAATGATGATTGAAGACGATGCTATTGCGTTGGAAGATACAGATGATACTGTAGTTGAGGACGTTGATGTATCCAACATTATTCCATTCATTATGGAACGCTATCAACGTGCCGAAGACTATCGTTATCAAGACGAAGAACGCTGGCTCCGCGCATACCGCAATTATCGTGGTTTGTACGGCCCTGATGTACAGTTCACAGAGGCAGAAAAGTCTCGTGTGTTTATTAAGGTCACCAAGACTAAGACACTGGCAGCATACGGCCAGATTGTTGACGTGCTGTTTGCCAACAACAAGTTTCCTCTTTCCGTTGACCCTACAGAACTACCAGAGGGTGTTGTAGAAGATGTACACTTTGACCCACAGGAGCCAGAGCAGCTTCGTGGTGAAACGGCTCTTAGCAGTCCCTACGGCTTTGCTGGGGATGGGCAAGACCTTCCTCCGGGGGCTACTGCCAAAAGTCTTACAGAACGCCTTGGTGTGCTTGGAGACAAGCTGCAGCCGGTAGAAGACAAACTGAAAGAAGGTCCGGGCAAAACACCTACAGCCATTGAATTTAGCCCTGCAAAGATTGCAGCTAAGAAGATGGAAAAGAAAATTCACGACCAGCTTGAAGAGTCGGGTGCAAGTAAAAGCCTCCGTAGCAGCGCATTTGAAATGGCACTGTTTGGTACGGGCATTATGAAAGGCCCATTTGCCGCTGACAAAGAGTATCCCAATTGGAACGAAAATGGCGAATATGACCCGCTGTTTAAGACTATGCCGCAGGTCAATCATGTATCTGTCTGGAACTTTTATCCTGACCCAGATGCAAACAATATGGACGAGGCGCAATACATTATTGAACGCCACAAGATGTCACGCTCTCAACTTCGCAATTTAAAGAAGCGTCCATACTTCCGTGGTCAAGTAATTGATGAGGCCATCTCGTTTGGTGAAAACTACACAAAAAAGTATTGGGAAGATGACCTGTCTGACTATGCGCCGGAGCATGGCATTGACCGCTTTGAGGTGCTTGAGTATTGGGGCATGGTCGATATTGAAATGCTGGAAGAGCAGAATGTTGAAATCCCAGCAGAACTGAAAGACTTTGATGAACTGCAAGCAAACGTCTGGATTTGTAATAACAAACTTATCCGCATGGTGCTGAACCCATTTAAGCCTTCCAAAATTCCATATGCTGCTTCTCCGTATGAACTCAATCCATATAGCTTCTTTGGTGTAGGCATTGCCGAAAACATGGACGATACGCAAACGCTGATGAATGGCTTCATGCGTATGGCAGTAGACAACGCTGTACTGTCGGGCAATCTGATTGTGGAAGTAGATGAGACCAATCTGGTGCCGGGACAAGACTTGTCGCTGTATCCGGGCAAGGTATTCCGCCGTCAAGGCGGCGCACCGGGTC